AAAGACACTATGAAAGCTACGCGAGACCTCAAATATTTTTATCAATAAATTCAACATTATTACAACATAAAATAAGTTCAATAGTAAAAAAATCATTTAAAGATTTTTTACTTAATGAATCTAGAACTACTCAGGATATTTTAGTTTTTAAAGTTAAGGGTAGACTAGCTAAAGGAAGATATACTGCTGAAAAGTCAATGAATCAGGATGAATATTATAAGCATTGGCGTAGTACAGAAATGGTTAACAAAGAGTCAAACTCAGTACAAGCACCAGAATTCGTAGAAATAAAATTAGATAAAGATTACATCTTGTTGGTTGCGAATGGTGGAGCTATAGCTATAGATGAAACTGCTCCGGGATGGAAAGACTCCAATAAAATAGAAAGACTGATTAAATATTTTACAAAGTTTGTCCGATATCCAGGTGGGTGGGCAGTAAAAACAGAAGGTGAACGAAAAGCTGGAGGTTTATAAAAATAGTTGTTTCATATACAAAAAAGGTTATATATTAACACATGAGTTATATTATTATTCCGATATTTTCAGACCCATTCTTACACCCATTACATAAGGATAATGGATTATCCTTGCTCTATATTAAGGAATTGGATGGTAAAAGTCAGATGGTATGCCAATTTCACCCTGATTGTGCAGGTGTATTGGAAGATTTTACTTGGTTAGAAAATGAAGTAATTTTTACTCCAGATGCTAAAGTATTACAACATATTCATCCATTTAAAAAAGTTACTGATATGAATTGGGAATGGTGGTCTCAAACAAATCAACCATTTGATATGAGTAAGGTTAGAAATAATGCATATGATTTCTTTTATAACAAATATTATAATGCTAAGAGATTAAATGAAATAATACCCATATTAAAACACAAAGAATGGTGTGAAGAATTAGAAAGACAAATGGGTTGTATAGTTGATATAAATCAATCATTAGGTTGGGAAGCTTATGGTGAAGAAGTAACAGAAGCCTTCGGTTATATAGAAAGTAACGGAGTAAAAGTGTCAGATGATGTATGTGATATATTTGATATGAGAGTAAAGAAACATATATCAAATGGTAGGTTATATACAAAATACAATCTATGGACATCTACAGGTAGACCAGCCAATTCATTCGGTAATGTAAATTTTGCAGCTATGAAACCAGAACAACGGAAGGCAATTATACCCGAATATGATATGTTAGTAGAATATGACTATGATGCATATCACTTACGACTTATAGGTGATTTAATAGGATATGAATTTGAGAAAGAATCAGTTCATCAACACTTGGCAGACAAATATGGATGTTCATACGATGAAGCAAAACAGAAATCTTTTCAACAATTATATGGTGGAATTGAGAAAGAAATACGAAAAAATATCACATTTTTCAGTTTAACATATGATAAAATAAATACATTTTGGGGATACTTTAATGATAACAAATTTATAGAAACTGATATTTATAATAGGAAACTATTGTCTAAAAACTATACAGATATGAACAAAAATAAGTTGTTCAATTACTTGATTCAGGCATATGAAACCGAATCAAATATAAAGACGATAATTGAATTAAAACACTATTTATTAGATAAGAAGACAAAATTAGTTTTGTATGGTTACGATAGCTTCCTTTTTGACTTCTCAAAAGACGATGGAGTTTCTATTTTGACAGATATAAAGAACATATTAGAGAGAAATGGACATATGGTTAAATCTCAAGCGGGTTCAAATTACGGCGAAATGAACGATATTTCGGATAGGTTATAGGTGAATAATCCAATAGATAAAATACTAACTGAATGGGCATATAGGGTGCCCGATGGTATGCCTGATCCAACTAATAGTTATCATACATTTCAACTTGAACAATACCTTAATGAATTAAGATTACCTAGAAAAGTTGTAAAGAAAGTTTTGGAAAAGGTTAGAAAATATGTAGATAATCCACAGAATAGAAAGTTGAATAGAGTTGGTGAGCCGTGGGGTTCTGAAGGTGATGATGTTAGTGGTAAAGTAGATGGTGATAAAGAAAAACAACAAGTTCCAAAACCTGTATCACAATTATTTAGTGGTAAACAAAATTCAGTTAGAGATGGTTTGTTATATATGAGTGATGAAGATAAACAACTATTTGAAGATTTCAAAAATGATTTTATAAAATTACAATCTAACCCATCTAAAGAATTTGCACAACAAATGGTAGAAAAATATGGACTGGAAGCTTCTTCGGGAGCCAAACCTAAAGTTTATATGAGAAATATTAATTTTGAAGCAAGAAAAATATTAGGACAGAATAAAGCTACTGAATTTATTAAAGATACATTAGAAAGTTCTTTGGGAACATCACTGAGGGGTGCTACAAAGGGTGTGAATGTTAAACAAGAAGTAGTCACCACAAGTAAACCGGAATTAACAACTAAAAGAACATCAAAAGATGATGAAGGAGTTAGAAAATTTTTTGATAGATCACCATATGATAGATTAGATGGTAATTTTCATCAAATGTTTGGACCAACGGGTGAAGATGGAAATCTTTTATTACCAAGTAGTAAACATTCCAAAGAATATTTCAGACAATCTATAACTGAAAATAAAGCATTGGATAAAACTATAAGTAAATTAGAAGAATTAGAAAAGACAGAAAATGTCAGCCCAAAAATTAGAGAAGCTTTAATTAAACATGGAAATAATTTAAAGAATATATATAAGAATTATGATATACCATCACAAGAAGCTAGTCAGGCTATTGGTGATTCTTATGCAACAATGGCAGAAACTATAAATGTAGAAAGTCCTACATTAGCTGGTGCTATGATGAAAAATATGGCAGAAATGGCATTATATGATACAGAATTAGCTGGAGGTGAAGAAGTCTACTTACCATCTCACGGATCTTTTCCAAGTGGTGATAAATTGAGAGTTACTCGTGATGGTAATAACAGAGTTGAAAGAGTAGCTTCCGTTAGTGTTAAATATGGAAGAGCCGGTAAATTTGGTTCATTTGGATTTCCTGGTGAAACAGGACAATATCAAAAATACCATCCCAACCCAGAATACAGGGAAAGATTAAATAGTAGACCTGGTGATGAGGGGTATAATTTGGGTGTAAAAGATGATATAATTAGAAGTGATGAACAAATGAATAAACTTATTAATGAGAGTGGGTTGGGTGAAGCTATAAAAGATAAAAATAAATTAGTTTCAACAATAAGACAAAATTTAGATGAAATAGATAAACTTAAAGAAGAAATAGGATATATTCAAAATGCAGCTGAAGCTAGAAGGGATGGAAAACCACCAGCCTGGAAACAATTAAATGCGGTTAAGAAAAAAATTGAAGAAATAGAAAAAAGATTAGCTAAAGATATAGAAGAATCAGTAGATAAAGAAAAATTAATTGAATTGGTTGGAAGTGATAATACATCCGTAATGTTATCAAGACCCGCTTGTATGATTACAGGGTTAACTTTTTCTGGGACATTGAGATCAAGTAATGGTTTACCGGTAATAGAACACAACCATCAGGAGATAAAAGATGGTAAATATGAATCACATACTGATACTGCAGAAGATGGAACTAATAATATGAAGTTATGGAAATTAACTTGGCGTGCATATGACAGTAGAGCGGGTGGATTGATTGCAAGTTTTAATAGTGATAGGACAGAAATGTAATGAAAACCCAACTACAAATTTACATAACAACTAATTTAGTTAATGGTAAACAATATATTGGATTACATTCTAAAAATGATGATTTATATTTTGGGTCTGGAACATTATTATTAAAGGCAGTTAAAAAATATGGAAAGAATAACTTTAAGAAAGAAATTTTAGAAGAAACCGATGATATATTTAAAGCGAATAAATTGGAAAGATATTATATCAAAGAATATAATGCCGTTGAAGATGACACTTTTTATAATTTGAGTCATGGTGGAGAATTAATATCTGGAAGGAAACATTCGGACATTACTATAAAAAAAATATCAGAAACTAAAAAGAAAAGTTATGAAAATAATCCTAGTTTACGATATAAAGCTGGTAATGGTGGAAGAGATAAACCGATGTTGGAGAAAACGAGAAAAGCTTTATTGAAAGCAAATACTGGTAGGATTATATCTGATGATACAAGAAATAAAATGAAAATATCTGCAAAGAAAAGGTATGATACTGGTGGTATTGAATATCCAAATTTAATAAATATAAAAACTGGTAAAATTGTAGAAGGTGGTGTTAATATTACAAGATTAGCTAGAAAATTAAATATAAATAAAGGAAATTTACAGGGAGTCATTAAAGGTAGAAGAAAAACTTGCGAAGGTTGGAGAATTGAATAATGCGTACACAGTTATTGGCAACTTTCACAAACAAAACTGATCTCGATGCAACAATCGAGAAAATCAAAGGTGCATATACAATCGCATTCGGTAAGATATATGTATTACAGAATGAAAATAATGTGAATGAGTTAATCTGTACATATAATGTAGATTTAGAAGCGGGAGCAGATTATAATGATGTAAAAGGAACAATATCTCTTCATAGGAAGAAACATTCCAATACATTATATACGATAAATGCATTGAATGAGGTAATTGCTAATCTTAATAATGGATTAGTAGATAGTAAATTTATAGTGCCTTGGGAGAATTTTAAGAATACATTAATGGTAACAAATTCAGATGGATTGAATAAGATACCTACAAGAATCTATAAAATAATAAAAATAAATTAATGGTTTTCATATTTTATATATATTTATATATATATTTAACAAATAAACATTAGGAGAAATAGGTTATGACAACAGCAGTTAAATCAAAAGCAAAAAAGCCCGCAAAAAAAGATAAATTAATAAAAGAAATTGTTACCAAAGTTGAAAAAACTCAAGAATCACCTTGGTATGTTTTTTGTTCAACTGGTTGTGGTTTTTGTAAGAAAGCTGAACCTGTAGTAGAAGAATTAAATAAAGAAGGTCATGATATTCTTACTCTTGATTTATCTGAACCAGATAATGCAAAATTAAATCAAGAACTTAAAACAGAATATGGTGTTCAATGTGGTACACCCTGGTTTATCAATGCTGAAACTGGTAAGGGTATTTGTGGTTATCGTGAAAAAGATGTTATTAAAAAGTGGTTAGATGGTGAAGACATTCCAGAACCACCAAGACCCAAAGGTATGCCACCTAGACCACCTTTTATGGGAGCTTCGGATACTGAAGTTAAGGAATGGAAGAAAAACTATAATAAATGGCTGGATGACAATCAACACCTTCCAGAAACTCAAAGAAAATCAACAGAGGAAGTTTTGAGTCAACCAAGACCTAAATCAGAACTACCAAGACCACCTATGGGACCAGATGTAACTGAAAAAGCTATTGATGAGTGGGGAAAAGAATATAGTAAGTGGTCGAAAGAAAATAGTCACTTGCCTAATTTACAACCAGTTGATGCAATGGTGAAAAATATTAAGAATAGAATAAAACAAATGGCTAACAATCCAAATGCTCAAGCTCAACCACAACCTCAAGCTCCGTCTCCAAATGTTGCAGAATTAGAAAAAAGAATTACTGAATTGGAAAATAAATTGAATTCCGTAGTCAATCAAGCTGATGTGGTTGGGGGAGATTTAACCAAATGGGAAGAAGACATGGAATATAAATTAGATATGTTGATAGAACATTTGGGAGTTAAAATATAGTTGAAATTCAAATTCAAACCGAAGGTCAAGAAAGACAGAGAGGCAACCCAAAAAGAATTAAATCGCATTAAAGAAACCGAAGAAATGTTGGAGAAAGAGCAGCAACTTCCACCGACATCTCAGATGGTTCGTAATATAGCTACAGATCATTGGAAATCTTTAAAGGCTTGGTTAAAAGGTTCACAGGTTATAGCACCACAAGAAATAGCACAGAAACGGTGGGAAATCTGCAAACAATGTCCTAAACTTTTATACGATGAAACTAATCCAGATACAGGAAAGAAAGATGGCAGGTGTATTGAGTGTGGTTGCTTCATGAACGTAAAAGTTCATTATGCTGTTGCTGAATGTCCTATTGGAAATTGGCCATACTCTTGTAAATGTAATTAAAAAGAGGACTACAATGAATAATTTAATATATAATGATTTAAAAGAAATATGGGATGGACAAAAAAACTTAATTGGTAAACCTATATTTATAGATTTCTATGCAGATTGGTGTGAGCCATGTAAAGCATTTGAACGGGTTTTGGAAGAATTGGTACCGGAGTATAAAGATAAAATAATTTTTTATAAAGCAAATATAGAAGAAGAACCACAATTATCTGAAATATTTGAAGTAAGACATATACCACATTTTGTAACAATATCAAAAGATGGTGGGGTTTCACCTGGAAGTGGAGCTCCAAATAAAGAAACTTTGAAATATTTTCTTGAAGGATTAGTCTTAAAATAAATGAAAAAAAAAGACTTGGTTTATATCTAAAAATAGATATATATTATAGAAATAGGTTATATGGTTATAAGAATAGCCATAAATAATAAACAATAAAAGATAAAACATAGGAGAAAAAGCATGGACTTAAATGCTATAAAAACGAAACTAGAATCGTTACAAAATCAAACTACAACCTCAAATAACTTTTGGAAACCTGAACCAGGCAAACAAGTTGTTCGTATTGTTCCTTATAAACATAACAAAGATAATCCATTTATAGAATTATTTTTTCATTATAATTTAGGACAAAACAAAACTTTTATGTCACCAATGTCATTTGGTCGTCCAGACCCAGTTCAAGAGTTTGCAGACAAACTTAAATCTACTGGTGATAAAGACGAGTGGATTCAAGGTAAAAGACTCGAACCAAAGATGCGTACATTCGCACCTGTAGTTGTTCGTGGTCGTGAAGACGAAGGTGTTAAGTTTTGGGGTTTTGGTAAAACTGTATATCAGGAACTATTAAGCGTAATAGCAGATCCTGACTACGGTGATATTACAGATCCAGTTAATGGTCGTGACATTCAGATTGAACGTCAGACTCCAGCGGAAGCGGGTAATCAGTATGGTAAAACTACTGTACGTGTAAAACCTAATCAAACTCCGATTACTGAAAGTAAAGAAATGTTGGAAAGTGTTTTTGAAAATCAACCCAACTTGACAGAACTTTATACAGAACCATCTTATGATGAACTGAAAGAAGCTCTTGCTACTTATCTTAATCCAACAGAAGATGATACAACAGATACAACTACAACAACTAATGGTGTTGCTGCTACAACAACTCCAACTGCTAACACAGGTGGAACTACAACAGCAAAAACAGAAGATGTTGAAGACGCATTTGATCAACTTTTTAATCAGTAAGAATAAATGAATTTGTGTGGTTGTTGAAGATTGAGATAAAACCGCTCATGTATTTGCTACCGGATACAACCACAAATTCATAAGGAGAAAGTTATGACACAAAAAGATGAATTGGCTGGTGTAATAGCCGATGAATTAAACAAAACCTTCAAACATCAAAAGGTTGCATATTTTCTTGATGATGGTGCAAATCCTACTGATGTTGTAGATTGGATTTCAACAGGTTCAACAATATTAGATTTAGCTATTTCTAATAAACCAAATGGTGGGGTTGCTGTAGGCAAAATAACAGAATTAAATGGTTTAGAGGGTAGTGGTAAATCTCTTATTGGTGCTCATTTATTAGCTTCATCACAGAAAAAAGGTGGTGTAGCTGTTTATATAGATGCGGAATCTGCAGTATCACCAGAATTTCTTGAGGCAATAGGTATCGATGTTAAGAATATGTTATATGTTCATCTTGAAACCGTTGAAGAAATTTTTGAAACTATTGAAACAATTGTTGCAAAAATTCGTGAAAGTGATAAAGATAGATTAGTAACTATATTGGTGGATAGTTTAGCAGCCGCTTCTACAAAAGTAGAGATGGATGCTGACTTTGATAAAGATGGTTGGGCTACTGCTAAGGCCATTATCATATCAAAGGCAATGAGAAAAATTACTCAAATGATTGCTCGCCAGAAGATTGCTCTTGTATTTACAAATCAATTACGACAAAAATTAGGTGTTATGTTTGGAGATCCTTGGACTACATCAGGTGGTAAGGCTCTTCCATTTCATGCATCTACTCGTATTAGATTAAAGAACGCAGGTCAGATTAAAGATGGTGGTAAGAATACTATTGGTATTAAGATGAAAGCACAAGTAATTAAAAATAGGTTAGGCCCTCCAATGAGAACAGCAGAATTTCCACTTTACTTTGACACTGGTATAGATGACTATGGTAGTTGGTTGACAGTGATGAAAGACCATAAACTTGTTAAAGCTGCTGGTGCTTGGTATACTCTACCTGAAGTAGATTTGAATACCGGTGAAGTGGTTAAAGAACATAAATTTCAATCAAAAGATTTTGAACAACTCATGGTAGATAATCCAAAGTTGAAACAAAATTGTTATGATAGGATTTGTGAAGCTTGTATTCTTAAATATGATTCTAAAGAACTTGGTATCGATGATGTTACTGAAACGGATGATGTAGTAGATGAAATATAGCAAGAAAGATTTAAACGAAAAGTTTATATCCTTTCTTGACCAAGTTAAAGACGAACCACACAAATCAGTAACACATCTTAATGATAGGGTGCTGATTATAGATGGGTTAAATACTTTTATCAGATCATTTTCAGTAAATCCAGCCATCAATGATGATGGATTACATATTGGTGGTATGATGGGTTTCTTAAAATCTATTCGTTATACTTGTGATATATTAAAACCTTCTCGTTGTATCATTGTCTTTGATGGTAAAGATGGTAGTAAACGAAGATCTAAAATATATCCAGAATATAAAGCCACTCGTAAAGTTAAGAAAAGATTGAACAGAAATGTTGATTGGGGTACTGCACCTCAAGACGAGGAGGAGAGTATGAAACAACAGATGGGGCGGTTAATCGAGTATCTCGAACAACTACCCCTGACGTTGGTTTGTATTGATGGTATTGAAGCTGATGATGGGATAGCATATATATCGCAACAACTCTTATCTGAAAGTGACATATTCATAATGTCAACCGACAAAGATTTCTTACAACTTGTAGATGATAGAGTAAAAGTGTGGAGTCCAACCAAGAAAAAATTATATACCAAAAATGAAGTGTTTGATGAGTATGGAATACCTTCTAGAAACATTTTAACATATAGGGTCTTAGATGGTGATAAATCGGATAATATAGGTGGTATAAGGGGGTCTGGGTTGAAAAGTATAGTGAAGTATATCCAACCTATTACAGAAGATAAAGATTTTACAGCAAGAGATTTGATTGAATTTGCAGAAAAATCAGATGGTAAAATAAAACTCTTGGAAAATATAAAAAATAGTAGTAAATTATTAAAACGGAATTATCTCTTAATGCAACTATATAATGTAGATATTCCAAATCATACAAAGATGAAAATACAGGGTGCTATCAATGGTGATGTACCACAGCTAATAAAATATAGATTTCAAACTATGTTTTTAAAGGATAAATTAACAAATGCAATTCCTAATCTTGACTCTTGGATTATGGAGTTTACTAGATTAGATAGATTCAGGGGATTGAGTGACAAATAAATTAGCAGAATATGGACATACATTTCAAGTAAAATCAATAGCTTGTCTAATGACAGATATTGGATTTATGGGTCAGATATATGATATACTTGATGAAAGTCACTATGACAATGATGCTCTTAAATGGATTGTAAAGGAATGTAAGTCATATTATAATGAATATAAAAAACCAATTACACTTGATGTATTTAAGGTTAAAGTAAATGATGTTCAAAATGATGTTTTAAAAACAACTATTGTAGAAAAATTAAAAGAAGTTTTTAGATATCACGAAGCTCCAGATTTGGAGTTTATTCAAGACCAAGCATTACATTTTTTTAAGAATCAAACATTAAAGAATGCTATTTTAGAATCGGTTGAAATATTAGAGGGAAAGGGTGATTTCGATAATATAAAGAATATTATTGATAATGCTATGAGAGCTGGAACTGAGAGAAATATAGGTCATGAATACATAGAAGATATAGATATTAGATATTCAGAAATGGCCCGTAATACGGTTGCTACTCCTTGGGATGTGATAAATGAATTAACACAGGGTGGATTGGCTAGTGGTGAATTGGGTGTGATTGTTGCTCCGGCTGGTATAGGTAAGACTTGGATATTATGTGCGTTAGGTGGTGGTGCAATGAAAAAAGGGGTAAACATAGTTCATTATTCACTTGAATTAAATGAGGCATATATTGGATTAAGATACGACAGTGTATTTACAGGTATAGCAAATCAGAATTTAAAATATCATATGGATGAAGTCAAAGAGGGTATTGAAAATATTGAAGGTGAATTAGTTGTTAAATATTTTCCAACAAAGACAGCATCAGTAAATACCTTATCAGCTCATCTACAAAAAATGAGAATGATGGGTAAACCATTTGATATGGTTGTTGTAGATTATGCAGATATATTAAGAGATACAGGAAATGCTAGAGAGGTAAGACATGCACTTGGTAACATCTATGAAGATTTAAGAGGTTTAGCGGGTGAATTTGAAGTTCCGATATGGACTGCTTCTCAAGCAAATCGTTCAGCATTAGATGAAGATGTAATTGAGGCACAGAAGATAGCTGAATCATATCAGAAGATTATGACAGCAGATTTCGTTGTATCATTATCAAGAAAAGTAGAAGATAAGATTGGTAATACTGGTAGATTTCATGTTATAAAGAATAGATTTGGTCCTGATGGTTTAACTTATCCAGCAAAGGTAAATACTAATACTGGAGCTGTAGAAATATATGAATCAACATCAGTTGGTGGTAAAGAACAGCAACATAAAATTGATAATAGAGATAATCTTATGAAGAAAATGTTGGCAAATAAATATGAGGATATGATGAATGAGTAAGACAATTAAAGAAATAGTAGACTTATGGTATGAAACCCAAATGGGTCACTATTTAAAATGTAGAAAAAAGCAATTAGAATTTTCAGATTTAATGTGGAGTTTATATGAAGAATACAATGGAGAAGACAATGGAAAGTAAGTTATATACATACTTACAACTTCCTGATGATTATTGGACAATTACAACAACTATGGATATAGATGTTCAATATGAGGAAGATGAAAGTAAGTGATTTTAAAGTAGAACTAGTAGACAGAAAAGTAATTCAATCATTTGTTCATAGATGGCATTATTCACATGATACAAATGGTATTCAACAAAAACAATGTTTTGCTTTATTTGATGGTATGAAAATGATTGGAGCGATGATATATGCTATCCCATCGATGAAATCAACTGCTGCTAAGTATAATCCAGATAATCCTGATAAATGTTGGGAATTACGAAGGTTATGTTGTATAGATGATACACCAACAAATACAGAGAGTTATTTTATAGGTCAAACATTAAGATGGCTAAGACAGAATACAGATATAGAAGTTATTGTATCTTATGCTGATTTGGAACAAGGACATGAAGGTATTATTTATAAAGCTAGTAATTTTCATTATATAGGACAGAGTGGAGGTAGTAGTGTTTTAATGGTAGATGGTAAAAAGTATCATAACCGTTCAATGAATCAAAAGATAAAACCATATGGTAGAGAATTAAAAAGAAGATGGGATAATAAAGAAGGACATAAATGGTGGGATTCTAAAGAAGAGAACATGTATTATGTAGATACAAAACCAAAAAATATTTATGTTTATTATTTAAGTAAAAAAGCAAAAAAGAAATATTTATATGTGGATTCCGAAAATTGATACAAATCACAATTAAAATCAGGGAAAGTTATAGTGAATTTTACCTTATCAGATAATTTTATAGAACAATACAGAAGGAAACGAGCACCATTTGGATTCAACGGATTGGGTGAATTAGTTTATATGAGAACTTATTCTCGACTCAAAGAGGATGGAAAGAACGAAATGTGGTGGGAGACTGTTAAACGTGTTGTAGAGGGAACTTACAATATGCAGAAAAATCACATTGAACGATATGATTTAGGGTGGAACGCGTGGCAAGCACAACGGTCAGCACAAGAGATGTATGAACGTATTTTCAATATGAAATTCTTGCCTCCTGGACGCGGTTTGTGGTCAATGGGAACATCACTAACAGAAGAAAAAGGATTATACGCCGCCCTCAATAACTGTGCTTTCGTATCAACACAAAACCTAAAAGACGACTTATCAAAACCATTTACATTCTTGATGGATGCTTCAATGGTTGGGGTTGGTGTTGGTTTTGATACTAAAGGTGCAGAGTCATTTGTTATAAGAGGACCAAAAAATGACAGAGATCCAGAGTTATATATAATACCAGATACAAGAGAAGGTTGGGTTGAATCTATGGCTAGGTTGTTGGATACATATTTTCTTGGTATTGCTCCTGTCGAATTTGACTATACACAGATTAGAAAAGCCGGTGAACCAATCAAAGGATTTGGTGGTGTGGCTAGTGGTTATAAACCCCTCGAAGAAGTTCACAACTATGTAAGAGAAGCATTAGATAAGAATGTGGGGTCACCTATATCAGTAACTACAATTGTAGATATAATGAACCTAATAGGAAAATGTGTAGTTGCGGGTAATGTTAGACGAACTGCTGAAATCGTATTCGGTGATTCTACATCAGAAGAATATATCAACTTAAAAAATTATAAGAAAAATCCCCATAGAGAATCATATGGTTGGACATCAAACAATTCTATATTTGCTGAATTGGGTATGGATTATACAGATGCTGCAGATAGAATTAATGATAACGGAGAACCAGGATTTGCTTGGTTAGATAATATGAGAGATTATTCTCGTATGAGAAATGGAAGAGATAAAAAGGATCACAGAGTATCAGGTGGTAATCCTTGTTTGGAACAATCACTTGAAAGTTATGAATTATGTTGTTTGGTAGAAACATTTCCCACAAATCACGAAAATTTAGATGATTATATAAAGACTTTAAAATATGCGTACCTGTATGCGAAAACAGTAACACTTGGTAAGACACATTGGCCAGAAACAAATCGTGTAATGTTAAGAAACAGAAGAATAGGATGTTCAGTAAGTGGTATAGCTCAGTTCATATCAAAACCGGGTGGAATAGGTAGATTAAGATGTTGGTTGAAACAAGGATATGATGCGATACAAGATTATGATAAGTTGTATTCAGATTGGTTAGCCGTTCCCCGTAGTATTAAGACAACATCAGTCAAACCAAGTGGAACTGTTTCGCTATTGGCGGGAGCAACCCCAGGTCTTCACTACCCCGAAAGTAGATTTTATATAAGGAGAATAAGGTTATCGATTAACTCGCCGTTAATAAAACCTTTGGAGAAAGCAGGATATAATATAGAACCTGCTTTTGGGAGTGAAGCCAGTACTGTTGTAGTAGATGTTCCAGTTGATGTGGGAGAAGGAATACGAACTGTTAGTGAAGTATCAATGTGGGAGCAAATGTCATTAGCAGCATTTATGCAAAAGTATTGGGCAGATAACCAAGTTAGTTGTACGGTTACATTTGACCCAAAAACAGAAGGTAGTCAAATATCATATGCTCTTAATTATTTTCAGTATCAGTTAAAGGGTATTTCATTTTTACCTAAAATGGAACAGGGTGCTTATAGACAAATGCCTTATGAAGAAATTACAAATAAAGAATATGAAAAAATGGTTTCGGAATTGAAATACTTATCATTCAGACAAGTTAAAGGTAATGAAGCTATAGTAGATAAGTTCTGTAACAATGATACTTGTGAGATAGATTTAAAAGAGCATGTCAAAAAAATAGAAGTAGAAAGTGTATAATGACGTTAAAAATTAAAAGAAAGTGGCACAAAAATATAGTAATACTATCTGGTGGATTTGATCCAGTTCATATAGGTCATATTAGAATGTTCAGAGAAGCATCACAACTTGGACATTATGTAATAGTAGGATTAAATTCAGATGATTGGTTAACTCGTAAAAAAGGAAAACCATTTATGCCTTGGGAAGAAAGAAAAGAGGTACTTGAATCAATGAGGTATGTAAATCAAGTACTACCATTTGATGATTCAGATGATACAGCTTCTGATATAATTAGGAAAGTAGCAAATCATTATTGGGATAATAACGAGTTTTGGGAATGGGATAATGCCGAAACAGATGCTGCTGGATTTTGTAATTATTATAGTATCTATTTTGCTAATGGCGGCGATAGAAAAGTTGAAAATGTTCCGGAAATTGATGTATGTAATGATGTAGGCGTAGAAATGTTATGGGGAATAGGTGGTGGTAAGATACAATCATCATCGGATTTAATTAAAAACGCGGAGAAAGAAAATTAAATTATATAAATTATTATTTCATTTTGTAGTAGTTACTCATCACATAGGCTTGTTCGGATTAATTGCATCAATTCCATTGTTAATTATAAAAGAACCGCCTTGGGTATCTTTACCATTAGTGGGGTGGATAATGTATCTTGGTTTTAGTAGAGTATTAGATTGCCCATACACCAGATTAGAGAATCATTTGAGAAGAAAATTAGGATTACCAGAAATTAAAACATTTCTTAAACATTATTATTTTAGGGAGAAATAAGATGAAAAAAATATTATTATTTTTATTGCTATTTTTATTTAGTTGTAGTAATGATGTATTAAATCCAAATAAAACAGAAACAAATCAAACAGTAGCTAGGTCAAATGATAATACACCAGACCATGGTAGTTTACCACCTCCAATGATTGTAGGTGGTGAAGAAGTAGACCCAGCTTGTCCAAATTGTAAATATCCATTTATGGTATCATTGAGATATGGTGGTGGGCATTGGTGTGGTGGTTCACTTGTTAGGGAGGATTGGGTAATTACAGCAGCTCATTGTGTTGAGGGAGTTTCGGAAAGTAGTCTTCAAGTAAAGATTGGATTACATAATGTTAATTCAACAAGTGGAGCTGTAACAAGAAATGTGAGTGATATTATAGTTCATCCACAATATAGTGGTTGGTCTTTAGATAATGATTATGCACTATTAGAATTATCATCACCAGTTACAACATTTGAACCAATACAATTAATAACAGATAACTCACACGATGATGAACCAGTAATGTCAACAACAATGGGTTGGGGAGCAACTTCATCTGGTGGATGGGGTTCTAATGTATTGATGGAAGTTGATGTTCCAATAGATGAAAGTTGTGGTAACATAGGAAA